AGGTCAAGCAGATTATGATTTTTTTAGATCAAGTGATGATGGAACTTCTGCAACGACAACAGATCCAGCTAGTGTATTTGGTATGTCCGATGTCCTTGAAGCACAATTAAGATCTAATAGAACACAGACTACACAATCAGATTCACCAATGACAAAAGTAGATAGGTCTACTTATGCAGGCTTTTCTAATAAATTATCTAAAGGCACACCTAATCAATATTGGGTGGAAAGATTTATAGATAAAGTTACTATACATATTTATCCAACACCAGATTCAACAAACGCATCTAAAGATATGCACTTCTTTTTTATAAAAAGAATACAAGATGTTGGAGATTACACAAATGCAACTGATGTTCCATTTAGATTTGTACCTTGTATGGTATCAGGATTAGCTTATTATTTAGCTATGAAATATGTTCCACAATTAACTCAAACAATGAAATTAGTTTACGAGGATGAGTTCGCAAGAGCGTTAGCAGAGGACGGTTCTGCATCTAGCACACACATTACTCCTAAAGCATATTACCCAGGATCATAATGGCAAAGTACGCAACAGGTAAATACGCAAAAGCAATATCAGATAGATCTGGTATGGAGTTTCCATACAAAGAAATGGTTAGAGAATGGAACGGTGCTTTTGTACATGTATCAGAATTCGAACCAAAGCAACCACAATTAGAACCAAAACCCATGAATGGTGATTCTATATCTTTAAGAAATGTTAGACCAGACAGAGTAGAAACAGCTGTTCCTAAATTGTTACCATTAAATGCTTTTACAACAACAAATGGATCGGCAACTATATCTGTAAATGAACCAGATCACGGCAGATCAACTAATGATAGAGTTAGATTTAGAGATGCAGAAGTTGTTGGTGGAGTTGCAGCGGCAACCATAAATGATGCAGGAGGTTATTTAATCACTAAAGTAAATGATGATAATTATACCTTTGCAACAGGAACAACATCTAGTATAACTCAAACAGGAGGAGGCGGTTCTGCGTCAGCGGGACCTGTAACAGTAACGGCATGATTAAAAAATTAAAAAATTTTATTTGTAATTTATTTGGCATTAAAGCTTGTAAATGTGATGAGGTGGATCCGCACGAAGCTTTATATTTACATTCGGCAGAACCAGATGTTCCACTATATACAGATGAAAATGGAAAAGCAGTAAAATGTGGTACACACACTAGATATAAAAAAAGCTGTCCTATTTGTAGAGAAATAGCGGGGATAATATAATGCCAGGTTTAACTGCATCAGGGTTAAAAACACAGATAAGAAGTTATACTGAAACAGATTCAAATGTATTAACAGATGCTGTTTTAGAAAACATAATTTTAAATTCACAATATAGAATATTTAGAGATGTTCCTATTGATGCGGATAGAAAACAACAATTAGGTAATTTTGTGGCTGGGCAAGAATCTATAAACGCACCAGCAGGGTGTTTATTTATTAGAGCCATACAAGTTTATGATACTGCAGGATCTGAAACAACTGGAGCTAATAGATATCTAGAGAAAAAAGATATATCTTATCTTCAAGAGTATCAGGATGTAACAGGTACAGCGGCTGCTCAAGGTCAACCTAAATATTATGCCATGTTTGGTGGTGCAACTGGTAATACAGATACTACATCAGGTCGTATTATAGTGGCTCCGGTCCCTAACACCACTTACAGATATAAAGTTCATTTTAACAAAATGCCTAATCTTTTAGAAAATGATGATACTAATTATATTAGTCTTAACTTTCCAAATGGGCTATTATACTGTTGTTTATCAGAGACATATGGATTTTTAAAAGGTCCGATAGATATGTTGACTTTATACGAAAATAAATATAAACAAGAAGTACAGAAGTTTGCTAACGAGCAAGTCGGTAGACGAAGAAGAGATGACTACACAGATGGCACTGTTCGAATACCGGTAAACTCAGTAAACCCGTAGGAGAAAATTATGGCAATAACATCAGCAATATGTTCAAGTTTTAAACAAGAGCTTTTACAAGGTAAACACAATTTTGCTTCATCAGGTGGACACACTTTTAAATTAGCATTATTTACTAGCTCAGCATCTTTAGGTGCAGGCACAACTGATTATTCAACTTCAAATGAAATTACAAATACATCAGGAACTGCTTACACTGCAGGTGGTGCAACTCTTACAAGAACAGGAGTTGGATTAACAGGAACTACAGCATTTACAGATTTTGGTGACGTAACATACAACTCAGCTTCTTTCACAGCCAATGGTGCAATGATATATAACACAACAACTGCAGGTGGTTCAGGTACAACTGATGCAGTAGCAATTATTGCTTTTGGTGGTGACAAAACAGCAAGTAACGGAACTTTTAAAATTGAGTTTCCTGACAACAGCGCTACAGCAGCAATAATCAGATTAGCATAGGAGGTCGACCATGTCGACTACTTCAGGATGGGGCAGGTTTACCTGGGGCCAAGCGTATTGGAATGAGAACACAACTCTTAAAACAGGTTGGGGTGCACAAGCTTGGAATGATGGTGAGTGGGGTGAACTCAAAGACGTAACAATATTTCCTACAGGTCAATCAATAACATCTAGTTTAGGAACACCTTCAGTTCCTGATATTATTGTAGGTTTAACTGGTCAAGAAATTACATCTTCACAAGGTGAGGGTTTTGTACCTGTTGTAATAGAAACAACTTTATCTGCATCTTTTTCTATTGGATCTATTTCACCTATAGAAATGACAGTAGGACTTACAAGTCAGTCCATGACTGCATCTTTAGGAACTCCTGCAGTTGCGGATGTTGTTGGTTTAACTGGTTTAGAAATAACCTCATCACAAGGTAGTGTAACCATACCAAATGATACGGTTTTACCTTCTGGTCAGTCAATGACTTTATCACAAGGTACAGCTCAAGGTATTTCATCACAAGAAGCAGATTTAACAGGTCAAGAAATTACATCTACATTAGGAACAGTCGTAGTTCCAAACGATACAGTTAAGGTATCTGGTTTTGATTTAACATTAAGTCAAGGGTCAATTATAGGATTAGGTGGTTCTTTAGTCCAACCAAATCCTTTTGTTCTTACTCCAAGTGTAGGGTCTTTAACCATTGAAGAAGGTTTAGGATTAACTGGTCAGTCTTTTAGTGCTAGTGTTGGAAGCATTTCTCCTGTAGATATGCAGGTAGGATTAACAGGTCTATCTGCAACATTAAGCGTAGGGGGAGTAAATATCTTTGCATATGCTGATGTTGACACTGGTTCAAATACATCTTATACTGATGTTTCAACGGGTTCAAATACATCGTATTCGAATGTTGCAACTGGATCAAATACAAGTTATACTGATGTAGCAGCGTAGGAGAATTTTTTATGGCATCAACATACACACCATTAGGTGTAGAACTTCAAGCAACCGGTGAAAACGCTGGAACTTGGGGTACAAAAACAAATACAAACTTACAAATCATCGAACAAATAGCTGGTGGTTTTACACAACAAGCTGTTTCTGATTCAGGAGATACTGATTTAACTGTATCTGATGGAGCGACTGGTGCAACCCTTTCACACAGAGTTATAGAATTTACAGGATCTCTTACAGCATCACGAAATGTTACAATACCTTTAGATGTGCAAAATTTTTATATTTTAAAAAATGCAACATCTGGTTCTCAAAATGTAGTATTTAAATATGATACTGGAACAGGAACTAGTGTTACTATAGGAAATGGAAAAACAGTTATTGCATATGCAAGAGCAGATGATGGAACTAATCCAAATCTTACAGAAGTTTCATTAGGCTCTGATGTTGTAGATGACACATCACCACAACTAGGCGGTAATCTAGATACAAACTCTTTCATGATAGACTTTGATGATGCTCATGGAATTAGAGATGAAAATGGAGCAGAACAATTAATTTTTGAAACAACTAGTTCTGCAGTAAACCACATAGATATTACAAATGCTGCAACAGGAGCTGGTGCACAGATTGGTGCAGTTGGAGACGATTCAAACCTTAACTTACGTTTAAGACCAAAAGGAACTGGTGTTATTGAAGCAATGGGTGCAACAAACCCAGGTTCAATCCAGCTTAATTGTGAATCTAACAGCCACGGGATTAAGCTTACTTCACCTCCACATAGTAGTTCACAGTCTTATGAAATTAAGTTTCCAACATCAAATATTACAGCAGGAACCTTCTTAAAAGTAGACAGTATCACGGGTTCTGGCACAACCGCTGTTGGTCAATTGACCTTTGATTCATCACCAGCAACAACAGGAAAAGCTATTGCAATGGCAATCGTTTTCGGATAAAAGGAGTAAATTATGGCAAACCCAAATATAGTATCAGTAACATCCATTAAAGGTGAATCGGTAGGATATAACTTAACAGCTACTACGACTACAACTTTATTGACAGTAGCGAGTGAAAAAATTGTAAAAGTAAATAGAATTACAGTTGCAAACGTTGATGGAACAAATGCAGCTGATGTAACAATTTCTGTCGTAAAAGCAAACTTTACACCAGATGGTATTTCAAACTTCGATACATCTGGAACTTTTCATTTAGCAAAAACAGTTTCAGTACCAGCTGACGCAACTCTAGTTTTATTAGACACACCAATATATTTAATGGAAGGTGATGTTCTTAAAGGAGGAGCAGGCGCAGCTTCAGATTTAGATTTATTCGTATCATATGAATCAATAGACGACGCGTAGGAGGTTTTATAGGCTATGGCAAATGGCGGAATAATAGGACCCAATAACAAAACGTCTTTCGGAAAAGATAAAATCACATCCAAAACTTCTTCTGGTAATCTTTGTACATCTTCAAGCACTAGAATTGTTGAATTAAATGTTGTGGCTGGAGGTGGTGGCGGCGGTTACAATGTTGGTGGTGGAGGTGGTGCTGGAGGTTTTGTAAGAACTGAAGTCAATGTTTCTGGTAGCACACAATATCCAATTACAGTAGGTGGAGGTGGTGCTGGTTCAGGAGATAGTGCACCAAGAAATGGTGCATCAGGAAGTAATTCAGTATTTGGGTGCACGACAGCTACAGGTGGTGGAGGTGGTGCTGGTTATTCTTGTGGCTCTGATGGTTTACCAGGAGGATCGGGTGGTGGTGCTAGAGGTTATACGAGTTGTTCACCTAGAGCTGGTGGCTGTGGAACTGCATGTCAAGGAAATGATGGTGGATCTTTATCTGCACCAAAAGGTGTTGGTGGAACAGGTGCAGGGGGAGGTGGCGCAGGTGGCGCTGGAACTAATTCAGCTTGTGTTGGATCACCAAAATGTGGAAGTGTTCCAGGTGGGGCAGGTTTTGCATCTCCAATTAATTGCACAACTTATGCTGCTGGTGGAAAAGGTATGGCTGATTCTAGTCCGGGTTCTGCTGGTTCAGCAAATACAGGAAATGGTGGAGATGGTGGTGGAAATCCAAACTCTGGATCTAATGGTGGTTCAGGTATAGTTATCGTAAAAGAATTAAGTAAGGCTTCAGGTGTTTGGTCAATGAACGAACAGCTAGAAGAAAAAAAAGCAGGCACATGGCCAAATTTTGGTGTTGATGTAAGTTTCTTAGTAATCGCAGGTGGCGGTGGTGGAGGCCGAGGTGGAGGTGGAGCAGGAGGATATAGAAATTCTTTTGGAAGTGAAACTCCAGGTGGACCAAGTGCAAGCACAGAAGATCAAATTTTTTTACCATCTGGTGCTCATACAATTACGGTTGGTGCAGGTGGTGCTGCAGCTCCTCGTTGTGCAGATTCAGGTGGTAGTGATGGTAATGATTCAACATTTTCAACTGTAACATCAACTGGTGGTGGAGGTGGTGGAGCAGGAAGTGGTGGAGCAGGTAGAGCTGGAGGTTCTGGTGGTGGTGCTGGTAGATGTGGAAGTTCTCCTGGCGATGTTGGTGCAGGAACATCAGGTCAAGGTTTTCCAGGCGGTGTTGCAACAGGCACACCAGAAGGCACCGCTGGAGGTGGTGGTGGAGCTGGTGAAGCTGGTGGAACAGATGGAACTGGATTTGGAGGAGATGGTTTAGCATCATCTATTACAGGATCACCTGTAACTAGAGGTGGTGGAGGTGGTGGTCAAGCAGATTACCCAGGTCCTAAACCAGGTGGTGATGGTGGTGGTGGAAAAGGTTCTTGGAATGATCCAGGTGGCCCTAATAATAATGCTGTAGCTGGAACTGCTAACACTGGAGGTGGTGGCGGTGGTGGAGCCCCTGGTTATCCTGGACTTGAACCTAGACAAGCAGCAGCTGGTGGATCAGGATTAGTTGTAGTAAGAGGACCAAGTGCAGTTACATTTGCTGTAGCACCTGGCGATAATTCAACATCTACACACCCTGGTGGAGATAAAATTGCAACATTTACAGTATCAGGGACATTGACTGTAAGTTAAAATTAAATTATAAGTATAACATTTAAGGAGTAAAAAT